AGTCCTTGAGCTCTAAAGAATACTTTCTTAGATCTCATGAATGGTATGAGAGCTATATCAATAACTCGTGTTCCTATTAATGTTCTTATGACTTCATTTGAAGCTACAAAATTTGTCTGCTTAGTAGTTATTATTTGGTTTCCAACTTGATTCTCTACTTGTCTTTCTGAAAGTTGCTGGTTTGCTGTTAATGAAGCTGCTTCAGTACCTGACCAATTCCATTCCCAGTTATTCCAGTTATTAGCTAAAGATTTATCTATCTTGACACCACCATCTAAAACTCTTGGAGCAGCTTTTCTTGATTCTTTCCAATCATCAGATGATGGTGAAAGATCTATAATTCCTACATTAGTTATAACATTGAATGGATTTACATTTTCTGTTTGTGTAGCGAGTAATTGAGAAAAGGCAGAATCTTCTCCATGATCTAAATATAAATTATCACCTTTTATTACTACTCCAGAATTATTTGAATTTAAAGTCCTAGAAGTAGCAGAATCATACATTAACTTTACATTATCTTCCCAGAAAGATGGTCTTAATATTTTTTGCTGTGGACTTATTGCAGCTCTATATTCAGCTGAAAAGGTATCTGCTTGAAAATGATTAGCAAAATTATCTACTACAAATCCCGCCTTTGTCCTATTATTTCCAGAAGAATCAATAACTTCAAAATTTCTTGTATCAACTTCTAGTAAACTCAACGCTGTAGTTTCTTCTAATTTATCAATACGTTTTTCAATTTGTCCGATGTCTTGCATTGTAAACCTTTTAGATTCAATCTTTTCTAATGTAAGATCTGAATCATTAATAGTAAATGCATTAAGACTAACATTGTATAAATCTAAAGCTCCACCAGGAGTTTCAACTTCTTGCAAATTAAATTCACTAGCACCTTTTATGTATTTTAAACTGTTATCGTTTGTAACAACAATCTTATCTCTTCTTGGTAAATAATATTCTATGTCAGATGACATAACATCAGTGTTCTTTGGTATTTCATTTATTATAGAAGCAAATCCTGCTGATCCAAAATTTCCGGCAGAATCAACTACTGGTCTAAAATCTATTACATTGCGTAATTCTATTTCTTTATTTTCTCTTGTAATAAAGTTAGGAATCTTTGGATAACTTACTGAAGCAGGATAAGATTGAGCTGTAAAGAATTGTCCAGATCCATGTGTAAAATGTCTGAACACTACATGAATTGGATTAGTTTGAGTCTGTCCTGGTCTTAGTATTAATCTAGCTAAATCATAATGATTATCTCTTTGACCATTATCAATAATAAATTTACTTGATACATCTACACCACTAGAATTAGTATCTTTTATTGAAGTAATATCAAATAGATCTGGTTTAGCTAAATGGTATGATGTGACATTATTTACTGTTGTAGGACCTATAACCTTTGTTACAGTAGCTAGTGTTTTTGTTCTTTGTATTGCAGAAGCAACCACTGCTTTATTAATATACCCTAATGCAACAATACTTTTACTCTTCGGTCCACCTGTTATTGCAGCAGATGTTGTTCCAGATCCTGAAACCGTCGGAGCAAACGTTGCACTATCTACAGAAGCAAATACCCAATCTGAAGTATTAGTATAAGTTTCATTTGACAGTGTACTAAATGTAGCAGCTCCACTTGCATTTGTTGTGGCAGTTAACTTTCTTTGTACTGTAAGATTAAAATCTGATAAAGCTTTTGGTCTATCCTTAGGCAACTGAAATAAAAGATCATGGTTTTCTGTAGATCTTAATACTGTCTGCCCATTGTCTTGTACAGGATTAAAGAACACTGTAGCTGAAGGACCAATACTTCGAGTTGTTCTAAAACTCTTGCCAGAGTACATTTCAATATTTTGTAAATAATACTTATAAGGACCGAGTGTTGATCCAGGTATGCCAGTAACTCCACCTTTTTCTACAGCTTTAACTCTACATTGACCTATAGCATTTCCTGATGCATCAGCTGCATCAAATATTGTACAACTATCTACAAATGGTGTAGGAAGGCCTTTAGCTCCTCTGTCAGTGCCAGCTCCCATATTAATACCATCACAGCCACTGTCTTGTACATATACAAAGTTTCCATAGTTAGCTGCAATCGCTTCATTGTTGAGAGTTTTTGTTCCTTGAGCTCTTGATACTGTTATAGGTAAAGCTCTAGGCTGTACACGATAACCATCAACATACGCTACACCATCACTTACATTTAAAGTTAATGCTGAATCACTAGCTGAATCAAACTTTGCAATAAATTGTTTTGCAATATAGTTTCCTGATTCTTCTTTAGTTCTTTTAGCTAATAGTTCATTAATTGTATTATATTCATTGCCTACTTCTGGTTGACTAGTTACAGCACCATTAATAATATTAGCGACATTTACAAATTTATCAGTATCTGCTACAAGATCTTGTGTAGTAAGATTTAATCTAATACGATATCTATCAGCACCTGGAGCAGATATGTTTGGTGAAGCTCCTTGATTATCAAATAATGTTGTATCATCAGCTGATGTCACAATATCTTGAACTACTTCGAAGCCTAAAGCTTTACTTGGATTAGTTGTATATCTTGATATAATTTTTGATTGTGCTTGAGCATTTACAAAATGACCTTCAACATAAAAGTCTCCATCAGCTACAGAAGCTCGAGTTCCCTTTCCTATTGCGGGGTTTAAATTAGAATTAGCAGTTTGAACTGTAAGAGTGGTGCCGGCTCCATTTGTCATATTTTCCTGTGGAGACATTCGAATTGCAGTTGCTCCTGCAGTTCCTGAAGATGTACTTGTATAGTTAACATATAGTGTTGCTGGTAATCCGGTACCGCTATCTTGAAGAACATCAATAACTTTAGCTTTAACTCCAGATGAAGCTCCTGTAAATTCAGTATTAAGTATTCCTGGAGCTACAGAAGAATCCATAGCATTAGTTGAAGTATTTAGTTTAATAAATTCTATTTGATTGTTAACTGTGACGCCACCAGGCCTTACCATGGCACCTTCTTTATAAAGGTTATCACCCATTCTTCCAATCTCTTTTTGTATAATGGTTTGAGATTGAGTTAATTCACGAGCTTGTAATGTTTTTCCACTGTTAAATAATATTCTGTGAAAATTATTACTATCCTTAAAGTCGTCTTTATAGGTGCTACTGAATATTGTACTATTATATGCTGTTGCCATTATCTTACCTTAAATTGAAATAACTACTTTTATGTCTTCTGTTTGTGCACCACTTCGAATAACTGGAGCTCTGTTTTCTAAATAATATATATCGAACTTATCAGGGAATACATTATTGGTTCCCATGCCACCTTCACGACTTAGCGCAGGACCTAATGCACTTCCAGCTGCTGCAATCGTCGCGGTTAAACTTGCACCAGTTATTGTTTCGCCTGCTGCAAAAGGTTGATATCCAGTTGAATCGCTTTGGTGAATATGAATAACTGAACTATCTCTTTGATCTACATAAGCTTTAGCTCCAGATGTTCCGCCTGTTATAAGAGTATCAACTGGAAAAGCTATAGAGCCTGTCATTTTAATATTTCGATTTGCTCTACCTACAGTATCAGTAAACAATGAAGATGAGTCAGCGCCGTGTGGATTTCTTAATAACATAATCTGTCTAAAATCTTGACCTATATTAAATGCTAGAGATTCTGCTCCTGCAGGTTTCGCATTGAACATCATCTTAGTAGATCTTAAGTCATCTCTTGCATCAGCTCCATGTCCAGCTCTAGGAGCTAAGACTGCCCGGGCTTTAGCACCAGAGCCTCCCCCTCCTGATATTAATATACTAGCTTTATCATAATTAATTCCAAACTTTCTACAACTATCTGCACTCGAATCTAATGTAATTTTTGTTACAGCTCCAGAACCAGAAACAGTGGCAGTTGCTGTAGCTCCAGAACCATTTCCTTGAATAGTTATAGTTGGAGGTGATCCTGAACTATAACCAGTTCCGCCTTCTGTAACAACTATATTAGATAGTTGCCCAGCAGTAGAATTGTCTTGTATATTTTTTTGCTGTTGAAGCGTAGCATCTCCGCTAGAAGTCTTTTGAAAATTTACAGGAAGGAAGTTAGCTGATAAAAATTTATTTGCATTAAGAGCAGTAATACCATACATAAATTTCCAAACATAACCGTCTGAAGTTTTAAATGGTTTTGTTGTATCAACATCTGCAGGTTCAACTGTTGATATTTGAGTAGCACCTTCTGAATTCTTCGAAGCTTCTAAACATATGTATACATTATTAGAAGAATTAATAACATAGTATGCATTTGTAGGATAGCCGACTAATCTATCATCATAAGCATCATAAATACTTCCTGATGACCATGTATTACGTGGAACAGTAAAAGTTCTATCTTCTGCAGTCTTTATAGATTGTAATGCATATGCTGCTTCTCTTAAATCAAATCTATGATTTGCTGGTGTAGGAACATTTTCAGATCCATCCCATTGAAATGCTCTACCTATACCTATATAGAAATTTCCATTGCTTTGAATATCAGAATCCAATTCTAATAAAATTTTCTTTTTAAATACATCTGTTATTATTGCGCCTGCTGCCATTTTATTATCCTATTATGCTAAGGTTACTTCGCCTTGGTTACCTACAAGATACCAATTAGTACCATCCCATATACATGTACACCCATCAAATTGTGCCAATGCAAAAGATGTTCCTTGCGCAAAGTTTGATGGAGTTACTGTCATTGCTCCTGCACCTTTATTTGTAAATATTTTATATTCTCCAACTGTTGTACCATCTGCTAAAGATACCGCTAATGCTGAGCTTTTATTTCCAATTATGTAAGTAGCTCCTGTATTTGCAGCACCATTTGCTGTTATAAGAGCTGAGGTAAAAGCTGCTTTATTTAATTCTACAGCTCCAGTACCTTTTGCATCTAAGTTAATATTTAAATTAGTTGCACTGCCTGTTGCCGAGATAGTTGGACCATTTGTACTTGCACCATTTGCTAATGTTATTTCATTAACAGCAGAACCAGTAGCTGTAAGTTTGATTAATTCGTTTCCATTGGTATCAGCTATAGCTGTACCGATTTTTGGAGATGTTAAAGTTTTATTTGTAATAGTTTGTACAGCTGAATCTAAAAGTAATGTCCCATCATCATTAGGAAGATATACCATTCTATCTGCAGTAGGTTCAGTCGCTCTGAGAAAAGTTTCATATGCATCAGCATTGCCACCTTCAAATACAACAGCTGAATCTTGAATGGTTATTTCAGTTGAGAGATTTGAGCCATCAGCTCCTATTGCTGTATAGATCTCTGTAAAATTTGCATTGATCTTTGTACCAGCAGATCTTAAAGTGTCTCCAGTTCCATCATTCGCACTAGATCCCGTACTTATTACTTGTTTAGTCATACATATACCTATTAACTATTGTTCTATTTATATAATTTTTATGCACTATCATATCCAAAAATGTTTTGATCCATCGTTTCAATAATATTAGAGAAGTCTTTACCAGCAAGAGGTAATAATGATGCATCACTATCATCATCAAAAGTTGGTGAAGTTGGATTCATTAGTTCAGCAATGTTTTCATAACCAATATTTTGTAAAGATCCAAGACTCAATGATTGATATTTTGCTATAGTATCATCTAAGGTAGTTCTTATAGATGTACCTGAAGAATCCACTAATGTAGTCAATAGTGTAAATGGTGCGGTTTCAAATACTTCTGCAGAATCTCCAAAAATTGGATCAACAGTACCTGCTATTGATAAAGGGGCTGCTAAACTTAAAGAACCAATACCATCTGTAGAAACTTGACCTTGAAAATACCAACCGGCCGGATGGACAAATTTTTTATAAAGTTCTTGCCAAGTTTGAGTTGCTAACCCTGAAGTTATTAATATTGAATATAATTGATATAAGGAGTTATTTCTAATAAACTTTTGATTCTCATATCCTATTTTAGATTCTCCTACAACAAATAAATCTTTCTTAGGATATGATACAATGATCTCTTCACCGAAGAATAATCTAAAGAATTCTTTTAATGATTCTACACTTCCTTTTTTTCTATAAAACTTAGCTAGGCGAGTTGCAGCGAATCGAGGTTCCGTAAATATATCAGCTGCTGTAAGTTCATTTCCAATCTCAAATATTAATTGATTTAAATTTTTTAAACTTGCAGCTTGAATATCTCTATTTCTATAAAGATTTTTAACTTCTTCATTAAAGTTATGAGTAGCTCCACTGCTATCGTCTCCACCCATAAAATTATAATATTCATTTAAGAATGATTGTAATGTAGGAAAGTCAGTAGAGAAATATTCTGGTAAAGCCTCTTCAACTTTATCAGTTCGTATATTAATATCCCTACGATTATAATCAATTAAAGTATTTGTCATGTTGTTACTACTGACTCAGTATTTTGAAAATCGATTATTGGAGTGATTGTTAACAATGATGTATCAACATCGATGATATAGTTTCTTAAAGGTCTGATCGTACTTTCATTTGCTGGAACTACACCAATCTTTAATACACCATCATTTTGTACAGATGTCGGTAAGAATCCAACTAAATTAACTTTACCTGTTGATGGTGTAAAAGATCCGATATTGTCTACTAGTACTTGACTTGTATTTGCATTTTCTATTTGTAATGTTGTAGTGTTTAATCTATTTCTGATAATACAACTTGCATTATTAAAAGTAAATTGAGAAGAAACTACACGATAATTAACATCATCAGCTATAGCTATGGCCATGGGATATGCTAATTCATATGAAGAAGAAACAGAAGTTGAAGGAGTAATTCTTTGTTGAACTTTAATATTCATTCTAGAGTTTAATATGGCTGGATCTAAATCATCGATATCTGCTGTAAGTAATGATCTTCTAAAAACTTTGTCAAATTTTTTCAAATTATTCCCAAAGAAAGTTGTAGTAAGAGATCTTATATTTTCCGCAGTTGCATTTGAAGTTGAGTTTGATAAATCTGGATCAAAGTTAAAGAACATATCAAGTTCTAAAAATGCATTTACTGGATCAACATAGAATGCTTCGACTCCAGTTATAGCTAAAGACTCTACTAAATTTTCTGTTATTTGATTTTTAATTTCTGTTTTCTGCGTATCACTCAAACTACTTACAAAATTTAATCCTACATATACAGCATTATATTTTGGTGGAACATTATCTTGACCACCCCACGCAGTAACATCAGTAATATTAGATCCATACTTAGATAATATCTGAGATTCATAATCTTTTGCTGTCACTAATCTTTGTTGTGAAGAGAAAGCTGTTCTCGCATTCAACCTTACTGATTCAATACTTTCTCTAGTAGCACCACCCGCTGAATTTGTGAGTTTAGTTGGTATAACGTCAAAAGCTCCAATTCCTGATAAGTTAAGCTTATTCGGTGCTGAAAATATTGTTCCGCCGTTTGCTACATCTCCACTTGAAGAAAGATAATTAGCTACGATTCTTTCTCCGGCTGAAGGAGCTTGACCTGTGACTGAACCATCTCCAAAAGCAAGTTCATAAAATCCGTTAGGAACTTCTTTTACTTCGAAATGTCGAGAAGCTATAGTAATAGCAACAGCATTTTTTAAATTTGTATAAGTGTTAAAACTCGTACCAGTTGAAGTTTCGAAAACATCTACTAATAAAGTATTTGTATCTATTGTTGTATCTGGTATAACATATATTTGTCTTTCATCAGTTTCTCCAACGAAAAATGTTTTAGTTCTCTCTTCTCCTTCAAATATAGTTAGGATCTTAGAACCAGTGGAAGTTTGAAATTCATAAACTCCATTATTATTAGTGGCTGTAAAATTTTCTCGTGTTTGAAATGTATATGAAACTTGATCAACAATGGTTGTAAATTTAGTGCCTCTTGGTAAAGTTACAACTGAGGGTCTGAGTGAAGGATCTGATATTGTAATCTGAGCGTTAATAGTTGCAGAAGATGTTGTAATGGATCTTGGTTCGTATCCTAGAGCTTCTGCGTGAGATACTACTGAAGATCTTAACTGAGCCGTATCGAGAAAAGTTTCATTCAGAGCAAAGTTTGCGGTTAATCCATTGAAGTGAGTATTATAAGCAAGTACATCGAGTATATTTGATAGTCCACTTGCTTCAAAATCATATGATGAAAACTCGCTTTTTGATTTTAAAAATGTTTTTAGATTCGATTTAATCGTATTAAAATCTAAAGCTGTTGATTTAATTGTAGTTGCCATTTATCTTAACCTCGCTAAGGATACTGTAATTGATACTTGTTCATCTAGACTCACAACCTTAAAAGTAACTGTAACTCGAATATCATTGTTATCCGGCATAGCAATTGCTTCAACATCTAAAACTTGAGCTCTTGGTTCAAAATTTTCGATTGCTAAACGAACTTCTGATTCGATATCTTCTTCGTTAATGCCATCGTTGAGTTCGAATAGAAAGTCATTAAGGTTTCCACCAAAGAAGGGATTGAACGGTTTTTCACCATAGTTTGTCAAAAGCAGATTCTTAACGGCTTGTTTAACATCTGCTACGTTTTGTTTTTTAAATACATCGCCGTCCGGTTTCTGAGCGAAAGTTAAATCAACATCTGAATAAACACGACGACGGCCAGAGACGAGACTTAATCCCTGTTGGTTACCATCTTCTATTGAATGTACACGTAAGACCATATTTATATTATATCCCTTTTCAACTATTTATATCTTTATCTCGACCAACTCATCGGTTGCCTGTACATTATTGTTGAACTGAGTTTCCACGTCCTTTAAGAACGTACCTTTTAAATTTGTATCGAGACTTGGCATAATCATTACGATCTGAGTATTTAAACTTCCGTCTGTATTAAGAGTATCGTAATCGAGTATCATCTTCTGAAATATCGCGTAATCGTGTATATGTACTGCGAGATCGAAAGTTTTCTCTGCGTCAATATTACCGTTCTCATCGTACAGCTCGTATACAACAACTCGACCTTCCGTGGCGAGATCGTTAATACTTCCGCTTACGAGATTTTCGTTGGCATCGGGCGTATAGAATCCTTCGGCCACGACGAGACGATGGTTACGAAACTCTGTTTCATTCTCGCGTACGAGACGAACGATTTCCGCCTGGGGCATTAAGTTACGAGCGACTGTTTTTTTCTTTTCATCTGTTAACGTATTGAATATTCCCGCATCACCGAATCCACCGAAAAAACGAGCCAGGGGCAGTTCAGGCCCTAATAGAGTCGAGGGTAGTATCGCCGTATTTAATTGGCTGTTATACTGTTGGTCGGGAACGAAACGAGTTATCTGCCGCGGCACCACGACGAATTTTTTCGTAAACGCGTTATCAGCCTCACCTATCGGAGTACTACCGAAA